ACATACCGAGAAGTATTCATAGCTAGTAATGACTGACATAACTTTCACATCCAAACAGCTTGAGTTGGCCAGCTCTCTAACTACCTTACAGCGAATGACCGTAATCAATATGGTCGCTGGCAAGATGAGTCAAAGAGAGGCGTATAGAAAGGCTGGGGGCAAATCAAAAACTGATGCTTCCGCTGATGCAGCTGTTAGCAGGATGTTAAGTGACGTTAAGGTCAATGCATTCTATGAGTCGCTACTGAATACAGCAGCAAAAGAAGCGGTGATGTCTCGCACTGAAGCGTTAGAGCGCCTTTCTCGTTCAGCACGAGTAACAGTATTGGATATAGCTGAGTTCTCTGAAGAGGTTGTAGGAGAGGACGACGACGGAAAGCCAGTTACACAAACCTCATGGCGCATAAAGAACAGTGATGAGATGTCATTAGAGGCAGCAGCTTCTATCAAATCAATCACAGCCACAAAGTTTGGCCCTAAATTAGAAATGCATGACGCACAGGGGGCAATCAAGCAGTTGTCAGAGATGGAAGGTTGGGCTGCACCGAAGAAATTGCTGCACGGCGAGGACAAAGACAACCCGTTAACCAGCTTAATGAATAGAATTGCCCAAGAGGCAAAAGCAGAAGGGCCTTTGCGTGGAGAGTCTGAGTCCTGAGCTGCTAGCCGATCGTTATTGGCGCCTCAACAACCTTTACTACATTACCGATAAAAAGGGTAAAAAAGTAAAGTTCAAGATGACGCCGGAGCAGTATCACTACTACTCCAACATGCACAACCGCAATGTGATCTTGAAGGCTCGGCAGCTCGGCTTCACCACCGAGAAGTGCATCATCCAAACGGATGCGGCGATCTTCGAGGGCGCCAAGTGCGCACTGATTGCAGACCGAGAGAAGGTGGCTAAGCGTCTCTTCCGTGAAAAAGTCATGTACGCTTATGACAATCTTCCTGAAGAGATAAAGGCAGCTTGCCCGGCTAAGAATGAAAGCGCAGGCGAATTGGTCTTTGAAAACGGCGGATCGGTCTATATCGATACATCGTTTCGAGGAGGCACATTAACCTGGCTTCACGTCTCTGAGTTCGGAAAGATCTGCGCTAAGTTCCCTGAGAAGGCGCGTGAGATTGTTACTGGTGCTTTCGAGGCAGTTGGCAGTGATGGCGTTATTACTCTTGAGTCGACGGCAGAAGGTCAGCAGGGCTATTACTTCACATATTGCCAAGAAGCTGAAGCATTACACCTAAGCGGTGCGAAGCTATCACCGCTCGACTGGAAGTTCTTTTTCTTCAGTTGGTGGCAGAATCCAGACTACTCGCTAGATCCAGAAGACATAGCGATACCTCAACGCCTTGTTGAGTACTTCCACAAGCTAAAACACGAACATGGCATTGACCTAACACCTGGTCAAATGGCGTGGTATGCCGGTAAAGAGAAAACGCTTGGTGACGACATCAAGCGGGAGTACCCGTCAACATCGGCAGAAGCATTTGAGCAAAGCATTGAAGGTGCTTACTACGCTCGACAGTTCAAACAAATCCACGAACGCAGTCAAATCTGTAGAGTTCCCTACGATCCATCGCAGGTTGTACACACAATCTGGGACATCGGTGTCGACGATACCAATGCTATTTGGTTTGTTCAGCAAGTAGGGCGTGAATGGCACGTCATTGACTACTACGAGAACAGCGGCGAAGGCTTGCAGTTCTACATGGACGAGCTCGACGACAAGCGAAGAGAGCTTGGTTATCGATACGGCACTCACGTCGGGCCTCACGATCTTTCAGTAAGAGAGTGGGGCAACGACGCCAAAACACGCTTACAAACTGCTCTTGAGCTTGGCCTTAAGTTTGAAGTCGCACCAAACGTTCTTGTCGTGGACGGTATACAAGCTGTTCGAGACATATTGCCACTTTGCTGGTTTGACAAGAGCATGACTGAATCAGGTCTCGCCAAGCTTCAAGGTTATCGCAAGGCCTGGGATGAACGATTAGGCAAGTGGAAAGATCGACCGCTGCATGATGAATGTTCTCACGCCGCTGATTCCTTTCGTTACTTCGCCTTGTCGTTATCTCTATTAACTGCCGGCTACAGCAGAAAGAAACGGGCACCAACCGGCGTCCCACAACAAACAATGAGAGGTTGGACTTAATGGCTCGTAAGAAAAACGTATACAGCCTACAGCGCGGTATCAAGAAAGCTCAAGAAGAGTCCGAGTTCACGAAAAATGAAAAGTTTCGCGAGTTCTTTGAGGTGCTGGACGAAGCGGTAACCGTGTTCAAGTCTGGCCACAAGATGCCAAAGGCCAATGCTGGCGACTCCCGAGTGTCGGTTCGAGTCGAAAAGGGCAAGCCAAAGATCAGGTTTGAATTTCTGGCCAAGGGCGACAATCACGTTGAGATCGTTATCGATGCTCAAGACCTGGCAGCCAATCCAAAAGAATACATCGAAAACATGCTTGAGTGCCTTAACGAAGGCATGAAGCAGATGAAAGAAGAAAGCCGAATCATTATCCCCGTATCTGTATCGCAGAATCACTTGAGAGCTGTTCAATAACATGGTTTTAGCCATCCAAACACCAGAGCAGGTTCAGCAGAATAGAGACGCTGAAGCTAAGCAGACGCACGAGAATGCGAATCCTGCGCTCTACATGCAGCCAGCAGAAGATGCCTTGGCTGGATATGTTCGTAAGTGTTGGTTGGCGGCAAAGAGTCATAAGCAGTCTTCAGGCTTGAATGATCGTTTAGCTGATTGTTTGCGACGTCGTAAGGGTGAGTACTCTCCGAGCCGATTGACCGAGATTCAGCAAACGGGCGGCTCAGAAATATTTATGCAATTAACCGCGGCTAAGTGTCGTGGCTTGAAAGCATGGCTTGCTGATCTATTTGCTCCAGCCGGTGACCGTCCTTGGGATCTATCAGCGACACCGGTACCCGAATTACCTCCTGAAATCATCGAACGAATGATTCAAGAGGCTATGGCTGTCATGCAGCAAAGCCAAATCTCGCAGGAGGAGGTACAAGCAACACTATCCAAACACAAAGATCGTTTGCTAACGGAAGCAACCGATGAAGCTCAAAGCCGTATGGACAAAATGGCTGACCTTATCGAAGACGATATGGTTGAAGGCGACTGGGATACCGTATTCGATGCGTTCCTAGATGATTTCGTGACATTTCCTGTTGCCTACGTCAAAGGCGTCGAGTTCACCACCGGCAAGAAACTCCAATGGGTTCCAGCTGCAAACGGTGGCTTTGCACCACAAACCGAGCGAGTCATTCAGCGTAAGTTCCGTCGAGTGTCACCGTTCAGAGCTTATCCGGCTCCATCGGCAGACAGCACATTAGATGGCCACTGGTTCATCGAACACAGAACATTCACCCGTAAAGATTTAAGCGCGATGCGTGGTGCACCTGGTTACCACACTGAAAACATTGCCTTGGTATTGGCTCAATACTCTGCCGGCGGTTTACGCGAGTGGGTATGGTCCGACGAAGAGCGTGCAATCCTCAATAATTATTCGATGACCGTCGACAATGGCGACACCATTGACGCGCTTGAGTGGGAAGGCAGCCTGTCAGGCCAAATGCTTCTCGACTGGGGCATGGATCAAAAGCAAGTTCCTGACCCGCACGATGAGTACCAAGTCAGTATTACCATTGTCGGTAACTTCGTTATTCGAGCAATGATTAGCGCAGATCCAGCGGGCAAGAGTGACATTCACTGCGCTTGCTGGGAGACGGTACCGGGCTCTTTGATTGGTAAAGCTCTGCCCGAAACAATGGCCGACTGCCAAGACACCTGTAACGCAGCGGCTCGATCGTTGATCAACAACATGGCGATGTCGTCCGGCCCACAAGTTTGGGTTGATATGGGAATGATGGCTGACGGAGCTGACGCCTCGGCAATGTGGCCTTGGAAAGTTTGGCACGGCGACACAAGTGCAAATGGCGGTAACAGCTCGAGACCAGGCATTAACTTCTTCCAGCCGCAAAGCAACGCCAATGAATTGATGCAGATTTACGAGCGCTTCAGCAAATACGCTGACGAGCTTACCGGTTTACCGGCCTATGCCTACGGCTCTGACCAAGGCGCTGGCGCAGCCAAAACCGCAAGCGGCTATTCAATGATGATGAATGCCACTTCAAAGACTATCAAAAATGCAGTGCGCACCATCGATCGCAACATCATCGAGCGGATTGTCGAAAAGCTATATAACCACTTTATGTTGTTCCACCCCGACCCTGAAGTGAAGGGCGATGCACAACCAAAAGCTAAAGGTTCTGACCAGTTAATACAGAAAGAAGCCCAGGCGATGCGACAGCAGGAAATGCTGGGAATGACCGCCAACCCAATCGATATGCAAATCATTGGAATGGAAGGGCGCCGCGAGCAGTTAGAGCAGTTCTACAAAGCGAACGACACCGACTCTAGCGACATCATCCCGGATGCTGAAACTCTAAAGCAGAGAATGGCCGCTCAAATGCAGGGCCCACAAGAAGGGGCGCCAAGTGCTCAACCTGCCGCATGATACTAAAGAGAAAACAAAGCTGCTCAAGGCTCTACACCGCCTAAACAATGACAGCGACTATCAAACACTGACCGCGTTTCTCGCTAACGAGCAAGCGAAGGTCGACAAGAAATTGCGCACAGCCGATACGGACTTTCTCCGAGTCCAAGGCCATGCACAAATTTTGGCACGATTGCTAGAGCTGAGTACTGATGCAAAAGACCTACTCAACAATCTGCCTGATCAGCCCTAAGTAATACCGCTGACCGATCAATCAGCGACTACTTAACGGCTAACCCTAACTGACCCGCCATCGTGCGGGTTTTTTTATACGCGAATACCAATGCCAGAGACTCCGAAAGGAATACCTCAATGGGATTGACTCGTCTGGAGAAAACAAAACGTGAGTGTACCTGAGTCAGTAAGAAAGGCCGCCGAACAGGCAAACCAATACATCGTAGCGCAAAACACTGCAGCCGCAACTTTGCCCGATGATGGGAAAAAGCCAACTGAAACACCGGAGCCTGAGCCCAATCAGCCAGCCCCGACTTCAGTCAAACCAGAACCAACTGAGAACAAGACAGAAGGTTTTCAACCGCTAGACAAGCCGTTAGGTGAAGACGATGTCAAATGGGAGAGTCGCTACAAGATTCTTCAAGGCAAGTACAACGCCGAAGTTCCTAAGCTCCAAAACCAAATCAAAGAGCTGACAGAGCAAGCTGCTAAGTCAACACCGGTTGATCAAACCCAAGTCACCACACTGCAAGCCGAAGTCGCACGACTCACTCAAGAGCTTAAATCCAAGCCCGCGCAAAAGCCCACCGCTCCTTCGAGCGACCAAGAGAAAAGGCTACGTGATGAGCTTGGTGATGATGTGTTCGATTTTATGGAGCAAAAGTACGGCGCTCGATTGAATCAAGTGGATCAAATCGCTCAGCAAGTGAATCAAGTCGATCAAAAGGTCACGACGAGCACTCAAGAAAACACTACGGAAGTCCGTAAAGGCTTAATGCGTAATCGTTTGACCGCTAAAAACGTCGACTTTGACGGACGCAATCGCGACCCGCTCTTTATTGATTTCATCAATTCCCGAGCAGAAAACGGCGTCGCGCTCAGTGTAGTTCTTGGTAACGCCTTCAATAGTGGCGATCTGGATAAGGCGGAAGAAATCTTCTTGGCCTACGACGCACCCACAACCCCAACTGCGCCAGCTTCTTCAGCGCCTGATTTAACTCAACACGTTCAAGTCTCACCTAGCAGTGTGCACACCGATGCAGCACCGCAGGTAGAGCAGTGGACTGATGAGCAGATCAAATCTTTCTATCGCGATAAAGCGATTCCCGGAAAGATCTCTCCTGAAGATGCAGCGCGATACGAAAAATCTTTATTCGCGTTTCTGTCCTCACAACAATCATAGGGCAGCGCGAGTTTCCGCGAGGCTATAAATCATGGGTTATCCCGTAAATGCCGGTGCCGCAAACTACTCAAGCACCGGAGCAAACAACAACTCCAAATTCATCCCACAAATTTGGTCTTCCAAACTGGTCGAGAAGTTCTACGATGCCACCGTCTTCGGTGAGATCGCAAATACCGACTATGAAGGCGAGATCAAGTCGCACGGCGATGAAGTAGTTATCCGTACCACTCCAGACATCACCATTCACGACTATGTGAAAGGCATTGATCTGGATTACGAAGAGCCTGAAAGCCCTGAAGTATCTCTTAAGATTGATCAAGGTAAGTATTTTGCCTTCAAGTTAAGCAAGATCGATGAGCGTCAGTCTGACCTGAAGTTGATGGACGACTGGGCTAACGACGGCGGCGAGCAAATGAAGATCAAGGTGGACACCAGTATTCTGGCTGCCATTCCTTCCGATGCAGCTGCTGCGAACGCAGGCGCAACCGCCGGCCGCAAGTCTGGCGACATTAATCTCGGCACTAACGCAGCACCTTTGGTGGTCAACAAAACGAACGTGCTAGATGTAATTGTCGATTACGCAACAGTGCTGGACGAGCAGTCTGTGCCAGATTCAAATCGCTGGCTTGTATTGCCGCCTCGTATTTGTGGCTTGATCAAGAAGTCAGATCTTCGAGACGCTTCTATTTCCGGCGATTCAAGCAACTCAACGTTGCGTAACGGTCGAGTCGGCATGATTGACCGCTTCACGATCTACAACTCTAACAACGTTAACGTTGCAGCCGGCAAGCATGACATCGTATTTGGCCACAAGTCTGCTTTGACGTTCGCAAGTCAAATCGAGTACATGGAAAAAATCAAAAACCCGAATGATTTCGGTGATTTGGCTCGCTCGCTACTTGTCTACGGCTTCGAAGTTGTTAAGGACGAAGCAATGGGCCACTCAGTGCTTTCGTTAACCTAAATTCATAGGCGGGTCACTCCCGCCTTTTCTTATCTTTGAGGGTCATTCAATGACTGATTATTACAAAACGCCAAAGGGCCGAGTGGTTACTGCTAACGACGAGTTGCGTAAATTGGTATCCAACCAGTCCGGCAAATTTGGTAGCTACGCTCCCTGTGACAAAGAAGGAAATATCCTTTCTGGCGATACGCTTGAGGCCACGATTCCTATCTCTCAGCATCACCAAGAGCTTGAAAAGGCTAAGGCGCTCAGTGAAGAGCAGGGCGTAGAGAAGGGTTGGGCTGAAGCGAAAGAAGCGCTAACACCAGCTATCGAAGAAGCCAAAGCCCAAGCTACTGCCGAAGCAGAAGAAGCCGCTGCTGCAGCTATCGAAGAAGCCAAAGCTGAAGCATTCGAAGCGGGCAAGAAAGCCGGCCTTGAAGCCGCGAAGGCCAGTACTTCTAACAAGAAGAAAGGCCAGTAACCGATATGCCGACCACCAAAGTCACGGACATCATACAGCGCTGCAAGTCTGTGTTGTTTGATGCGCTACAGGTTCGATGGAGCGACGCAGAACTACTCGACTGGTTTAACGCCGGTCAGGTTCATCTTGTTTCTATTCGTCCGGATGCAAACACCAAGCGCGCAGATCACACCTGTACTCTCGGCACAGAGCAGACATTGCTCGCCGAAGGTCTACGCCTCATTCGTGTTGTTCGGGACGTTGGTGGCTCGGCAATTCGATTCATGGATATGGATCAGCTCGACAGCCAAATACCGGACTGGCACGACGATAGCTCACCGGTAACTGATTGCGAGTTTTACACGTATTCCGACAAAGACCCGCGGCGCTTCTATTTGTATCCCGCGCCAGAAGTAGGGCACAAGGTAGTTCACATCTACAGTGCTAAGCCCGCTTTGATTGAGATAGCGGATTTTGGCGCAGACACCACACCAATTACCTTACCCGACACCTACGCCGATCCTTTAGTGGATTACGTTTTGTATCGGGCATTCAGCAAAGATTCTGACTTCGCGAATGGTGCACGCGCACAAGCTCACTACCAGGCAATGATGCAAGCCATTCAAGGTAAAACCGAAGCAGACGGAGGCATGAGTCCAGCCAATGGCTAATATCGACGAACTAATCCCGCTCGTTCTTTCGGACGTACCCGAAGCGCCAAAGGCAAAAGTGCGAGCCGCATTGATACGCAAGGCTCGTGAGCTTTGTCGCCGCGCAAGGGTTTGGACATACACCGGACGATCAACACTGCCTGAAGGTAGCGCGAAGGCTTACATCGATCTTCCGAAGGATACGGCCTTGCTTTCGGTAGAAGAGATCAAGGGTGAGCGTCAATCGTATGGAATCTTAACCAGTTCACCTTTAGATGTTGAAGGTGCCGCGCGAGCCGCTTCTGTTGAAAACGACGGAGACTATTTTCTTCAGTTCGATGGCTCAGCAAAAGCGAAAGACCGACTAACCATCAAAGTAACTTGCCTTCCAACTTTTGATGCTACGTCGCTACCCGATGTAGTTACCGATCAGTGGGCGGAGGGTATCGCCGCTGGCGCTGCGGCTTATTTGTTGATGCAACCGAAAGCAGAATGGGGCATTCCTGAGCTGGCGCCGAACTTCAACGCTCAATTCGAGCAAGCCGTTCATAAAGCAAAAATCCAAAAGGCAGTCGGCATGTCCGGCTCGAGTCCAACTGTAAAACCACGTCGCTGGGTTTAAACATGACAATTACGCAAGATCTCCAGTCTTCGAAAGTCGGAGATACACTCATACAACCTTTTGAATTCGTAGACGATGAAACGAATGCACCGATCCCTCAAGTGGGTAAACGGTACACTTTTACTCTGAAGCTCGACGAAAGCGCAGAGGACGCGACATCACCGGTTTTTCTTGACTGGGTAGTTCAGGCTGGATCTGAAAGCGATGCAGGCTTGGTTACCGTGAGAGTGGACAGATCCGTCACTAGTCAGCTCGAAGCGACGAAATACCATTATGAGTTGAAAGAGATCATTACATCGGCGCCAGAAGACATTGTTCTAACTAGGTTTGATGGAAAACTTGGAATGGAGTATTAGTGTGACTACCCGCAATACAATTTCAGCTCGAGTTAAAGATGGCGATATAGTTAGCGCTTCACTGGTTAACCGAGGTATTACCGTCAAAGAACAATCGGGGCACAGCCTAGCTGCAGCTTACGCTTTGGCGGCGAAAAGCCATCGTGATGAAGCGATAGAAGCCACGCAATCGATTGTAGCTGCCGTTGAGTCTGCTGCCGATAGTGCGTCAGACGCCGAAACAAGTAATCAGGAAGCGGCGGAGATGCTAAATCAAGTGTCTTCTAGCGCGACGGCCGCTGGAGAGAAGGCCGCTGAGTCTCTAGCTAGCGCCAATACTGCCAACACCCTAAGAGGGGAGACTCAAACTTTAAGAGACCAGGCTGAAGAATTCAGAGATCAAGTTTCTACTAGCGCAACAGTCGTTGGGGAAAAGTCCGCTGAAGCTCTTAACAGCGCGAATACGGCTGGTGGTTTCAAGGATGATACTCAGAACCTACGGAATGAAGCCGAAGGCTTCCGAGATCAAGCTCAAGCCTCTGCCGGAAGTGTCACCTCTGTTGATGGCTTACAAGGCATGGTCGATCTTTCGGTCCGATACGTCGCCATTGGTGGGACAGCTTACGACACGGATCGTTTGGGCGGTCAGCTTCCGGCGTTCTATGCCAGGGCGGATAATCTACTAACCCCAGTGCCACTAGGGGCGCTATTTACAGACACCGTTTACGTTCACCCGTCGACACACTTAATCTCTGAGGTTGACGGGTTAGCTTCGGCACTGTTGGCCAAGTTGGACGCTAGCAGAGTTCAGACCGACGTTCCTCCCGGCGCTGTTTTTACCGACACGGACACGGTTTACAGTCATCCGGCCGCGCATTCAATTGCAGAAGTCACAGGGCTGCAATCGGCCTTAGACAATATTAATTCTGTGCTGTTGAGTGACGACGCAACGCTCGATCAGATTCAGGAAGTTGTTGATTTCATCAAGATCAACCGAAGCACATTGGATGCCCTTGGGATTAGCTCAATTGCAGGGCTTCAAGCGGCGCTCGATGGGAAGCTGGGCGCTACTGCGCAAGCAGCAGATTCTGCAAAGCTTGGCGGTGCGGTCGCGAGCACTGACGAAAGCAATAGCACTATCGTCAAACGAACTTCTAGCGGCTATGTTTTTGCGAAGTATTTCAATACATCGTCAGGATTTAGGACGACTACGCCCGTCACTGCATTTTTTATTGAAACTGGAAGCGACGGTTACATTCGGAAAATGACGGCAGCTGACGCTCTCACACAGTTAGGCGCGCTGGCCGTTGGCGCAAAGGCGGCAGACTCTCAATTGCTCGATGGAGTAAATGGAGCGAGTTACGCGCGGAGTGATGCTACCGACACGATCAGTGGCGTACACACCCACACCAATACGCTGAACATGAAGGACAGCAAGTTACTTACTTTTGGTACGGGCGGTGATGCCGAGTTCTTCTGTAACGGTTCGCACATGTACACGGACTTAAATTCCGGTATCG